GTATTGCTATTGATTATAGTGCCGCACAATATCAATTGATTGCGCCTACTGCTAATGTTAGTTTGAGTTTTACTAACTGGCCAGCTACTGGATCAGAGGGTGTAGTGTATGTGGATTTTGTTGTGACCAATACTGCTTATACTGTTACGTTACCTAGTGCAGTCAGTCTAGGTACTACAGGTATTCAAGGCTACAGTGCTAATGTTATCACATTTGGTGCTACTGGCACATATAGATTTGGTTTTAGTACTGTGGATTCGGGCACCACAATTGCCATCTACGATTTAAATCGTCCACTTACTGCTTACACCAATCCATTCGGATATATCACAGGAGGTGGTGGTACTGTAACACAGGCTACAAACAAAGCCACAGGTGTTACGCTAAACAAACCCAGTGGCCAAATTACCATGAGCAATGCTGCCTTGGCAGCCGCCACTATTGTAAGTTTTACTTTTACAAACAGCACAATATCATCAACTGACGTGTTGGTAATCAATCATGTAAGTGGTGGTACTATCGGTTCTTATACATTTACTGCCGCTTGTGGGGCAGGCTCGGCTACTGTTTATATTCGTAATGCAACCAGTGGGTCACTCGGTGAAGCTATTGTATTGCGTTATACTGTGATCAAAGGTGCTATTACTTAATTTGACTTAATTTGTCCCAGCAGTTGTTTTAGTTTTGCACTTTGAACATCTGCTGTGACTTTGGACGTTTCCAAATCAAAGTCTTCTCGAGGCTTGGCTCTTTCCCAAGGCGGGTTATTAGATTCACCTTCTGCAGGTTTAACTTGGCTCCGAGCCTTGATTGAATCCATAATACTACTTTGTGGCTTATTGTAGCCAGAACCTTCGTCTCCACCCTCGTCTGTAATACGCATTGTCTCAATGTTGTATTCCAAATCAATCTTTTGTCCGACACCTGTTGAGCTACGACTTTTCATACACTGAATCTGATACTTTCCTTTTTCTTTCATGTGTCTGCTTGTAAAGATACCAAACACGTTGTCGGCAGTATTGATCTTTGAAATACCACCTGAAATGTGACTATGATCAAATTCAATTTCTTCAACAGCACTGCGATTCAATTGGCTTGCTGTGACCATCAACACGCCCAGTTCCTTGGCCAAGTTGCGTAGTTCTTCACTCACATACTTGTCTTTTACAAACAAGTCATTAGGACTAACTTTGGCGCTTACAGGCATCAACAAGTCCAAATAGTCAATCATCATAAAGTCCACTTTGATACCAGTTTGGATTTGCACTTCTTTAACATAACTTCTAATGTCGTTGATGTTGCTTTGTGCTGGTAATGCTTTAACCCGATATTGCCCAGACTTTTTAGCAACTAGTTTAACCTTGAGTTCTGTTGTATCAATATCCTTACGAATATCTTTAGTACTCATGTTTGTTAACATAGCATCCGTACGTAACGATGTTAATTCTTCCGATAGTTCTAGTGTAACATAAACACCGCTTAGTCCTTGTTGCAACCAGTTTAGTGCAATGTTCATCATCACAAGTGACTTACCTGAACCAGATCCGCCTGCAAAGATGTTTAGTTCACCTCGACTGAATCCGCCATACAGCAGTCTGTCTAGTTGCGGCCATCCTGTTGAGACTTGCCCGCCCGAGTTGAAGTATTTGTTAATGCGAGCCGCAGGATCAGCAAAATAATCTGTACCCATGTCTTTAGTAAGTGATATTTGTACTGCATCTTTGATAAGTTTTTCAACTGGTTCAAACTCGCCTTTCTCCAGCAAGTCTGCTGATTTTAAAATTGCACGTTCAAGTTCTTGACGCTTGGTAAATGATTCAAACTCGCCCATGAACCAATCAAAGTGGCCTTCATTCAAGTCTGGCACTGCGGCAAGTTTAATACCTGTGGTCGCAGATATCTGCGTTCTATCAGGCATGGTCTTGTGTCGGTCTGTGTGTTCTTTGATGAACTCAGCCGCTGGCCTCAAACTTCGATCAAAGTTCTGTGGGTTGTATATGTTTTGAACACGCACATAACTGCTGGCGTCTTCCAACATCATCTCTAGGAATAATCGTTGTACATCAAGTCCGTAATCTTTAAGCATGGTCAGTCTTTTGAAAAGTATGTTTGTTATTGTAAACTTCTTGATCTACAATTTCTTCTGCTTGTATTTGATTCATTCCTTGATCCAACAAGTCCTTTATGCGTCGCTGATAGTATTCTTTTGCCAAAATATGAGGTGGCGGGGTCGTAACTTTATCATACAAACACATGTCAAAATCTAGATATCGCACAATCTCTGGAGGCACAGGCATGCAAGACAATTGGTTATATAGTTTGAGTTCTTCTTCTGTTGATTCGTTTTGTTTTTTTTGCTCAGCAAACCAATTTTCTATCTCAACCGGTATTGTTTCGTTATTTAATTTAAGCATACGCAAAGTTTCTTTTTTATGATCTAGATCTGTATCAATAGGAATCCACTGTATTTTTAAAGCATTATCTCCCAACATTCTGTATATACTAAAACTGTGTGCCTCTACACTGGTCACATTGGCCAAAAATTTCAATGCTTGATAATCATCTAAGAAAACTTTTTTCATGTAGGGAAAAAAGTTTACTACCCCTTCTACTATGCCTTTACGGTGTCTAACCAATGGATGTCTAATGTATGAAAATATAAAATCTTTGTTCCAATCAACATCTATTGTTGTGATTTTTTTCCATTCTAGTTTTTCAAATAACGCATCATAAAATGTACTTGCACATTTATTGCAAGTAAAGTAGACAAGATTATTTTTTGTAGATTTGTAACAAAGCCAAGGTACATCTTGGTCTAACCACGGTTTGAATGTCATAATGCTACTTTCTTTGCAAGTTGTCTTTTTCTTATTTCTATTTTGATTCGGCTGGTTTCTCTTGAGGCCATAATAGTTAGCAAGGCTCCCAGTCGTCCTAGTTTTATCACAGCGTCATTGACATCTTTGCACCCCTCGGGCCACTCAGGTATGCTTACTGCCCAACCCAGTTCTACAGCACGATCAATCAATTCCAGTCCTGCAATGTCCTGATCTGGTACCACAGTTACTTCACGCCCAAGACTGCGAATTAGCCTTGCTTGTGCATCGCTGATGGTGTTGTGCATCACAGCCAGTCCACCTATGCTAAATGCATCAAAGATACCTTCCATGACCAGCACATGCTGCCAGTTGGCATGTTGTAAATCTGTGCCAAACACATAGCCAGGTTGCGAGTGATTGATGTACTTGGGCTGTTTGTCGTCCAAGAATCTAGCAGTCCAACCAACAACTTTATTGTCGTATGTGAACGGCACCAACACAAATGGCCTTACCCAGTGAACACCATCGTTCTTGATTGCAGTCATTATGGGAAAGTCTTCTGGCACACCTCGCCGACGAATGTAATTCCAGTACAGTGGAAACTCTGGCGTGACCACTTCTGAGAATGGTGGGAAGTCATCCGACTCTTCAAACTCTATGGCACTGAGAGTATTGAACACTCGTTGACGATCTTCTAGTATGCCATGTATGCTACGATGACGTAGACTTTCGAGATTGAGCATTTCAATCTCATTTTCTGGTACTCCCATCCACTCTAGTAAACGTCGAGCTTTGAAACTAACTGTACGGCCCAGAACAAAACTGGCTGTATAACTGCAATTGAAGCAGTGATAACTCCAACCTTGTTCAGTCGCTTTAATACCACCACGACCACGCTTGTCTAGTGTATTACCATTATGGGTACAACATACCGCATTGAAACTTAACCAACCTTGTGGACTGGGTTTTCTTTTTGCAGGTAGGTAAGCAAGGATGTCTAGCATCTGTGTAGTATAACAGATTTATCTCACTAGATCAACGATATTGAACGTTTTGTACTCGTCCGTTTGTGAATACTGCTGTGGCACTTACATTGCTTTGAAATTGAATTGGCAAGTAACCAGATCCACCATTAGTGACGGTCACACCCGAAATTTGGTTGTTGTCGCCAATGGTACAAGTTGCTGTGGCACCAGAACCATCGCCTAGTATTTGTATCAATGGAGGTGCCACATAACCAACACCTGCGTTAGTAATACTAATTCCAGTCACCACACCACCAGAAACCTGTACGTTACCTTGTGCACCGTAGCCGATTGAGTTGTTGAACGCTAGACGCAACAACGGATGGAATCCAACTACATTAAAGTAATCGCTTACAGTTTCGCTAAGATATTGTCGGCTCTCTGTAACATTGTAC